TTTTTTACTGTACCATGTGGTTGGTAACTGCTTGATATAATTTTAGTAAATGACATATCAGTAGGTATATCAAACTGTGTAGTTGCAAACTGCTCTAAGTAATATGCAGTACTACTATTGATTGTTCTTTCTACTAAAGAAAAAATAGTAGATGACAAACAGGCAATAGACTTGTAATTGCCATCGGTATTCCATTGTGTCCAACCAAATATCTTTTGTTCTTTCTGACTATTATAAATACACATTGTGCCATCACCACATACTAAGAAATATAGTTGTTCAGTTCTATCTGGTAAAGATGTTGCTGTTGCTGTATCAGTAGGATTAATAATTAAATGCGATGACTCCAGGCTGGTATTATTACTGTCAAACAATTCTGTGGTTGAGGCAAAAACAAAATCTCTTATGTTCTTACCATTTTTTTGTACATACAAAGTACCGCCATCAAATGGTCTTGGCATACCAGCTTGTTGTACGCCAAAAGATGTTTGCCTAATAATCATTGAATCAGTTGGTGTAATGTTTTTACCTGTTTGCGGTCTTAAAAAAAACTCAGCACCACTAGTAAATATTTCTAGTACACGCCCAGAAACTAAATGTCTTATTTCATTAATTTGATCTGATGCTATTTGCATTTGTAAACTTTCATCATCTTTTGCTGTACCAACATCAAAGTTAAAAAACGATCCTACTTTGCTAGAAGTTAAATAATCAGGTGCAGTTGCACTACCACCAAAATATAATCGTTGTTCGTGAAAACATACTGCTCTAGGAAAACCATTAGGTTCACTATAGAGTTGTTCATCCCATCTTCTGGTAGGTGGATGACCTACTATTTTGACACTAGCACCGCCACCATCTACTGATTCTGTTGCTGTATCACTACTGCCAGCAGTAAAATTAAATCTATCATCATCAACAACAGTAATAGTAAATGTACCATTTATGTTAGCTGTTGCTAATCCATCACCATCTATATCAAATATATCTTGTGCGCCTGATATAGTTATACTTGCGCCTGTAGAAAAACCATGTTGTGCCATAGTTACTTCTACTACACCACTACCTTGTCTAGTTCTAAATGGATTTGCATCCAATTCTATTTCAACATCATCTAATAATGTGCCTGTTACAACTGTTGACGATGTGTAGCCTGTAATAAATATTTCTGCACCATGATAACGTACACGTGTATTAATATAAGCATTAGTCCAATATGCAGCAGAAGTAGTAAGAGTTACACCTGTTGTTCCTTTTGCTGTTTGATTGATGTCTAACGTAATACTATCGTTTGCAAATTTAAAATACGGCTGATAAGTTTTTTCACCATTAACACTTACATCAAATTGAAATGCTGACAATGCAAACGTAGTTGCACCAGTTCTTTGTAGTATTCTAGGCACAAAATTCTTATGACAAATAATCATAGTATCTGCTTGTTGAGTTATTGTAAGTTCCATTAACTCTGCTGTAGCAATACCAGTTGATGTAATAGTTTGCAATGCAGTACCATTACTACTGTAAATAGTTATAACACCATTAGTAAAAAGAATTATATATTCTTGGTCATCACTAAAGATAAATGGTTCTATTCTGCCATTGCCTGGAGCGGTTGCACGAACAACTGTGCCTGGTCGTCTTTCAATACCACCTTGATTAAGAGTCAATACATTACGAGCTTTCTTTAAACCTTGCTCGTATGCAACAACATCAACCCTAGATACAATCTTAGGATCGAGTTCGCCTCTTACAAAACTGGCTTGATGTATTCTCTGTACTGGCATCCATTAGCTCGATACTGTTGCGTTAACATTCTTAAATGTAGTGCGATTTCTTCTATTACGTATTCTATTAACATCCATACGTTTAGTAGTTTGCGCTTGACTGTCTGTTGATTTAGCTAAAGCTATTTGATTTATTGCTCTATTTCTATACAACTCAGACAAACTATCATTTCTTGCAATCGCACCTGCAAATAAACTTGCAAGTTCAAATACCATACATTGTTTAAAGTACGGTGGAAACTCTGCTTCACTTGTTTGAAAAGTATAATCACAAATCAACGTATCACCAGAACCTGTATTAGTAAAAATTTTATCTCCGTATCTGTCATACGCAATAACATTATCGCTTACTGTTACAGTATGCACTAACAAAGCATCTGAAGGTAATTGATAAGATGAGTCAAATCTACCTAATGGATTCTCTGCTAATTTTGTTAGTTGTACTTGTTTAGCTGCAAAACGCCAACGTATTCTAGTTAGCATTGCTTCTAATGTTGATTCGTATAACTGACCAGCTACTGTTGATTCTGTTGTAGCTTCTTCAAAGCTAGTTATTATGTTAGCACCCACTAGCACAAGGGCTTTGTTACATATATCAAATCTAGTTTCTGATAACATAATACCTCTCTATAAAAAGAAAATGAGGGAAGGGTGTAGTCATGCCTCCCCTCAAAATCAATAGTACTTACGTACCGTTAGTTGTTGTAACAGTTGCTGCACCTGATGCTGAGGTAACTCCTAATAAATCAAAAGTTACTGTACCACCAGTAGTTCCTGCTACCAATATCATATCGTACTGTTTCAAGTTTGTTGTTACTGAATTAAAGTAACCACTACCTGCAACTGTACCTGGAGCATCCGCAGTAGTGTAATGCCAAACATTACCAGTACCACCACCTGCTATTAATTTTAAGTTCGCTGCTGTTAAAGCCATGATTAACCTCCGTTATTCAGTTATCTGGATTTGCATGAAGCCTTCTGCATCAATAGCTACAGCCTGCATACTCATCATAGATGTTGTTAAATGACTTACCTTCTCAGGAACGTAGTTTACCTCAGTCTTAACATCAGCACCTGTCGCAAGGCCGATAGCAGATTTGTGGTAAGCATGACAATCTCTAGTTGTACTAGCAAGTGTCAATCCTGAATGTGTGAAGAATAAGAACCCTAACCATCTCTTAGCTGTCATACCACCAGCNTAAGGTAGTTCACCTTCGCCAACGTATTCTGCTCTTGAGAATTGGTCTAGTTGTAACAAGTCAGCCCATCCAGCAGGTGATACTACAAAATATCTTTGACCGTCATCAGGAACATCTGCTTCACCAAATGTCTCATATGTTGTCAACGCTTTTGCAAGTGTCAATGCCGCAGAACCATGAGCAATGTTTGCAGAGTTTGAACCTGCATCCAGTACGTCAATGATTAGTTGGTCTGTTTGTCTACCTAAAGCTGCCGCAGCAGATTGAGCTAGAACTTGTCTTTCGTCTATGTTTGTTTTTAACTCATCTAGTGTATCAACATAATCACTTGCATAAAAATCAGCTAGTGTTACGTCAACTGTGCTATGAGCAATATCCATTGTTGGAACTTCAGCATGACGATTTTTAGTAACGGCTGTACCTTTCCCTACTTTCTGGAAACGAGCTTGGCTACCTTTTACATTTTTAGTCTGCCTTACAGTATTCGCTAATTTAGAACCCATACGTTGATATGCCATATGAACTTCTGCTTCGAACTGTTTAATAAAGGCAGTTGATATTGATGTACTCATCTTTTATCTCCTGTTAAATTAAATTAATATTTCACAGTTGTCCTTTATCCTTCAATTCGGTTGTCCATTTAGGGCCTATTTCCGACATAATGGGCTGTATCTTTACATCTACCTTTGGTAGATGCTTATAAAAGTAATACATTTCGATGTCATTTACAAGCATTGGTTGTTCTGCAAAGCAATATTTCTGCCATTTTAACCATTTTATACTACGTTTATGTTCATTAATTATAAAATTAAACAAAAAAGTATAGTGAGATTCTAAATACGTAAGCCATCTTATGTTGCCTTGTAAAAAAAATCTACGATGTTTATGTAATAAATCACTAGCTAAAAACCATACTGCTGCTCTATTAGGATTAGTTTTACTAACTGGCATTGCACCCCATATAGCTACAATTTCATCTGTATCTTTTTCAAAAATAGTAAACGTATGCGTGTTAGGTCTGTTGTATCGAAAAGGATTTATAAGAGCAGTCAAAGGATCAATGCCCATAGCAGCTAGTTCGTATTTATCTAACTGCTGTAAATTGGGCGCTAATCTAAAACAATCATTAGGGATTGTTTTTTCTACATAAAGCATTACTTTGTTAACATTCTAAATGCAGCATCTACTTTAGCTACATATGCCTCATCCCTATATCGTGGATCAAAGTATCTTTTATCTGTCATCATGGCTCTAGCATCTGCCATTGTCAGTTGTTTATCTGGTTGTGTATATTGCTCAGACCTTACACCTGTTTGGCCCATTTCCATAATACGTTCTATTGCTTGTATACCTGATGCTGTTGTTCCTAAAGAGTATTGAATTGCTTCAAATTCTTCTGGTGGAAAATTTTTACTAGCCCAAGCATTAACCGCATCTACTCTTGAGTTAGCATTTTCACCCAATGCTTCCATTTCTGCATCTAAATCAGGCTGTTGTCCTTGCATCATTTCAACATACGTATTAATACCAGCATCGTATTCTTCTTGAGTAAAGCCATTTTCTTTTGCTACACCATCCCACCATGTAGTCATAGGATTTTCAGTTACCATTTCTGGTGTTATACCTTCTGGTAACTTAGGCATTTCATAGACTTCTGGTACATTTTCTGCATGTTCAGTAGCAAGTTCTTCTATTAATTTTTCTTTAATAGCTTCTTCTTTGCCACCAACATAAGTTTCTAATTGTGTATACGACTTAGCCATTTCATCATAATCAGCTTTACCTTCTTTCCAAAACTTTTCAGGTATATGCTCTGGTCGTTCTTCTTGAGGCACTTCGTTTACAGGTACTTCATCTAAGATTTCTTCTTCAGTTATTTGTTCTTCAGCCATTGTTGCTATCCTCCACTATTTTTTGTGATTGTCCTTTGTTACTTCTGCGCTGTATTAAACCTACAATATAACGCTGTCCTTCTATATGTCTTAGTTGATGATCAGATACTTCAGGCCCTGCTACGGTTTCAATCGTAATAGACCTTAGATAATTTAAAAATGTTTTACCTGCATCGGATGTGAATAATGCTCTTGATACTGCGTTAAGTGCTTCTTCTTGGTCTGGCGTTCTTTCCATACCATCAAGCCCTATCAGCGTTTTGACTTTCTTTTCTGCCATGCTACACCTCATGTTGTTAATTGTTCCACGTGAAACATTGAGGAAGCAAAGGTACTTTCATCAAAACTGTGGGGGTTTAAATGCTTCGCTTCCCATTTGATAATAGTAAATTGTTACCAAAAGTCAAGGACTTATTGACCTTCCATAACTCCTTCGGCTGGAGTGCCTTG